AAGGTTAAATTGTTCTTGTAGTGTTTTCATTATTGTTGTTTTAATAATTTGTCAATATCTTTTAAATAGTCTAAAATTAAATCAGTAGCATATACTACACTATATGATTCAGGTTTATCTTGATAGTAAGCGATAGTTTCATCTTTAGCTTTATCTATCAAAGGGTATAAACTATTTAAACGTTTTTCGATATCTTGAAAAGCAGCAATACGTTTTTCTTGGTATGCTGCTCGACTTTCATCGCGTTCTTGTAAATTTAGTTTATACTTATACATATTATTTCTTCCCCCATAAATATTTAACTTCTACACCTGGTGTAGAATGTGGTTTTGGGACTAATTTGTAACCAAATTTTTTAGTATACATGCCTCCATCAGCATATTTACCTTTTTTATTTTTACTAAAAGCATTAGGTGTAGCATATTGAGCACCAGCACCTGCTTGAGATGAGAAACTATTGCCTCCTCCTGTAGAGCTAGTTTCATCTAACCCTTTAATACGAGCATATTCTTTAGCCTTATTATTACGTAAATAAGTTCTTAACTCATTTCTACGTTTTCTAATATCTAAATAATGGTCTTTGAAAAAAGCTTCACCTGTTATATCAGCTACCTCTTTAGCTGTTTTCATTAGATCAGTAATATCTTTAAATAGTTTTTGGTAATCAGCTGAGTATTCAACGTCCCAAGTAATTTGACCTGTTTCCGGGTCAATGTTAGTTACAGTAGTTTGTATACCACCTTTTACTTCAGTATCGCCAATTTTAGCCATGTGCTGTTTTTAATTCTTCTACTAATTCTAAGTATTGAAGAATATTTACAATATTATCAGATGTTACATTTGAAGTTTTGTCTAATTCTTCTATTAGATTATTTACTTCATTAATTTTAATTTGAACTGCTTTATCAGTGATTTGAGATAATAATTCAGTTAATTGAGATTTAATTTTACCTACTTCAGTATTATAAAATTCTCTTAATACTGGAGTTGAGTCAACTGAATTAACGTATTGTCTTAATACTTCTTTTTGACTAGCATGTAGTCCATCATACTTACCATTGAATTTTTCCATTAAAATTCTGTAGGTGAGCATACGAGTATCTTTATCGTATGATTGGAACTCTTTTAATACTTCAGCTTCAACTTTTTCTCCATTAATATCTGAAGTAGAAAGGTGCTCTAGAAGAGTCATTTTATTATTTACAATAACATCGGTGTCTACTAGAGCTTCAGTACTTTGAACTTCCGATAACATATAATAAGCAGCATGTACTTTATAATGTGGAAGTTTAGTTTTAAAGAATTCTTCTAAATTATAGCTAGTCTTAATTTCATTAATTAAGTTATATTTCTCTTTTTTAAGAGCTCTACGATTTAATTTTTTAGAAGATTCTAATAACGTTTGGATTAAAACATTAGCCTTACTTTCAGTAAGAGTAGTTGTTTTAGTTAACGCTTCATATAATTTATATTCCTTTCCTAATTCGGACTTAACGAAATATTTTTGAATCAATTTAATAGCGGCAGACTCTACACCATTTAAGGTGTCAGCAGTTACTTGACGAACTAATAGTTCGAAAAGGATACCAGTATTTTTATACTTTGAATGTTTAATGTTCATTCCTACTAGGATTTATTATAAATATATAAGGAGATATTACTCTTTAATGTTTTTTTCATCTAATAAAGATTCTTTTTTCTTATCAGATTTAAATACAATTTCCTTATTCATGTTTTCTAATAAGGAACGATTTTTAAGAAATTGTTTTTCAGCAGTTTCTCTTAAACCAGGTTGATCGTCTACTTTCATTTCTTTTTTACCTAAACGATCTTTACCAAAGACATTTTGTTGAGTATTAATATTAGATACCTTTTCTTCAGGTCTACCTAATGGCTCTTTTTCATTATACCCATCTGGTACGTTAGCAGGATCACTTTCCATTCTACCTTGACCATACAATGATGCTAAATCATGTGGTGTACCATATGAACGGCCTGTTGTAAGTGGGTCATTACCTTCAGTCTCAATTTGTTGTAAACGGAATTGACGTTTTTGATCCTGGGCAATTAAGTCTCTATATTCTTCATACTGGTCTTCACTAAAGTGGAAGATGTGTTCATAGATCCAATCTGTTGGGACTAATTTATTTTCCATCATTTGAGCAGCTAAATCTACTTTTTCTTTCATTAATGCGATCTTTTCTTGATCGTAGATGATTGAAGGTGTAGTTAAATCTAATGTAAAATTAGTCATTTGTTCGTCTCTATACCCTTGGGCATACAAGTGAACTAAAGCAATTTTGTATAATTCTGAGATTAGGATACGTTGAATGCGATCAATTGTACGACCGAAACGGATATCTTCAGCTGCTAATGTAGCTTTACCTGATAGGTCAGCATCATAACCCATAAACGCTTTTGGTACTTTAAGAGCAGCAAATAATTTTTCTCTTAAATATTCTACATCTTGAATACCATCATATGATAAACCAGGTGTAGTCTCAATTTGAGTTGCTTGATCATTTCCTCTAACTGGTAGATAGAAATCTTCAAGTAGGTTTTGCATGTTATACTTTAAGTTATATTCACCTGTTTTCTCATCCATATACGGAGTACGTTTTAGGGTTGAGATAGTTTTTTGCATGAAGTTTTCTACTTCATTTGGTGGAATAGAACCAACATTAATTTTAAAAATACGTTTTTCAGGGGCACGAACAATTCTATGGATTAACATAGCATCTTCCATTAACGCATATTGCTTGTATAATTTACGACCTGGTTCGATATATGATCTACCATAAGGTAAATAGTTCATATCCGAAAGTAAACGGAAATGAGCAATCTCATAGTTATCAAACGTAATCATATTAGCGTTCTGTTGATTAGGAACACTATAATAACCAGAAGAAGAACCACCATAAAAACCATCTGGGTTGTAATTGAATATTACTTTAGATGGATTTTCGGGGTCGAAATTTTCTTGTCTTTCAATATGATATGCTGAATAAGGGATAACATTGTATACACCAAATTTTTCTGAAATTTCTAGTTTAAGGAAGAAATCACCATACTTACACATTTGGCGAGTCCAAGCCCAAAGATTAAATTCAATATTTAATACATCGTAAAATAAATTGTATAGAATTTTTTGAATATCTTCATCCGAGGATTTAATTTGTAATACTTCACCCATGTCATTTTTAAGTGAACATTCATCAGCTACAATATCAAGAGCAGAAGCTATAATAGCATCTGTATCCATTACATCATAATCTGAGTAAAGCATTGTTCTCATGTATTGGTAGTTCATATTGAACTGTGAACCATACAATGATGTTGAAGATGGGTTTTGGTAAACTCCTCTATATCTATCCATTAGGGAATTTGTAGCAAATTCTCCTGAGGTTTGGATGTGATCGGTATCAACCGTTTTTAATTGATTACCTCCTACATTACGGATAACAACATCCGAGGAAAATAATCTTTGTAATCTAGTAAATAAGCCTTTATCAGCCATAATATCTGTTATTATTATAAATATTGTCTAAAGCAGCCAACTAATATCTTCTTGTTTGCCATTTATCTCTTGGGTATATGGGTTATCAACGTTATTAGCATTATACCCACCTTTCCAAGATACTTTATTAGTAGAAATACCATTTAAAGCAGCCTTACTCATATCTAAATGTTGTTGACTAAATTTAAATGATGTATCACGCATGAACATACCAATCCCAAATGACATAACCAAATCGTCATTGTAACCTTGTTGAGCTTCTGCACGTCCATTTTTCCACATAAACACTTTCATTTCTTCTATTAAGCGTTTTGATTGAATAATTACGGATTTATCATTAACGTATTCTTGAATTTTACCTATAATTAAAGGTCTAACTCTAGATGTCATACTAAACCCAGGAACCATTTTTGATGTATCCATATATTTGTCAAAATACGAATCTGCTTTTGTAGCATCACTTTTAGTTGAGTAGTAAAGATTAGTATACCCTCTATCAATAATAGTTTGTATAGTTGCCCAACCAATTGAGGCATTCTCTACTACAAGTAAAGCCTCATTATATTCAGTAGCTATACCTGTTAATAAATGGCCAAATTCTTTTGTACCTAATTGCCCTTTATATTCAGCTACTTGAGTATTTGTTTCAATATCGATAACATGAAACGCAGAATAATCTTTCCCATCTCCCCGAGCAACATCAGCAACCACAAGATAGGTTCTGGAGTAATCTGCTGGTTCCCAAATCCATAGATTTTGATCAGCACCTCGTTTTTCAAGGGGATCTTTAATATAAGTTTGTTCATAGAATTGTAGATACTCAGCATAAAATACTGTATCACCTGATGTATTAAAATCACAGTCACACTCTTGTGCTGCCATTCTAGGGTCACCTAGTAATTCATCTTGTCTATCTCTCCATGTTTGATCACGTTCTGGGTGGACATACCAAGGGAGTTTAATAGGTAAAAAGTCGTTTTCTTGGTTTTCTGCTCTAACCCAGGTTTGATGAAACCAATTACCTGTACCATAAGGGGTAGATAATGCAATACACCCACCACCAGTAGCAAGTGTTTGTTGAGCTGAAGCCCATATCTCACCAATATTTTCAATAAAAGCAGCCTCATCAATTAATAGTAAAGATACTGCTTCTGATCTACCAGCATCACTACTTGCAGATGTTGCTTTGATTTGTGAACCATTACTTAATCGTAATGTTAATTTATTATTTTCAGGTGCTGGGATTTTAAGCCATGAAGGTAAATTTTCAT